GCATAACGAACAAACGAAGCAGGTTATTGAGGGTCTGTACGATTCTTATAGCAAGCTCATCGCTGCGGCTCAGAAGCGCTATCGCAGAAATAGCTCCAAGCGGGGGTTCTTGGAGCTGGGGACCAATTACCCACAGACCGAGAAGGCCCAGGCGGACCTTAAAGACTTGCTGGAGAATAGGTTCAAGACCTTTTTCCAGCACGAAGATGATGCTGTTCTGCCTTTGACAGGCGGGGCCAAGTGGCAGGAACTGGAGGCCACCGGACCCGCAGCTAGAGGAACGGTTGAAGGACGGGACATCCGGGAGTTTATCAACGACATCTTTGACTTCACGGCTGTGGCTTTCCAAGTACCGCCGCAGCTACTGAAAGGAAACGTGGCTGACACTCACGAGGTCATGAAGAACTTCTTGACGTTCTGCATCAACCCGTTGGCCGATATGATCAGTGATGAGATTAATCGCAAGATGTACGGCAAGAGGGACTTCAAGAAACGCAGCTATGTTAAGGTGGACACTACGCACATTCGTGCGGTGGACATCAAAGACGTTGCCAATGCGTTGGATGTCCTCTTCCGCATCGGCGCCTACACCATCGATGACTGTCTCAAGTATCTGGGCATGGAACCCATTGGCGGTGAGGTTGGCCAACAGAGGTTTGTCACTAAGAACTATCAGCCAATTGAGGATGTCATCGATGGCGGGGGAGGTGAGCAGGATTGAAGCCGCGGTGGTAGTCCAGGGACTTGAAAAAGGGGGTGAGGCGATGGGGAGGTACTGGCAGATTGAGAAGAAAGGTCAAGAGGCGGCCATCTACATCTACGGTGACATTGTGTCTGAGCCGTGGAAGTGGTACGAGTCCGATGTAACCAGCTACGACCTGGTGAAGGAAATCGAAGGGCTTGATGTAGACGTGATCCACTGCTACATCAACTCCTACGGCGGCGAGGTTGCCGAGGGCTTGGCCATCTACAACGCACTAAAACGGCACAAGGCCAAGGTTAAGACCTACTGCGACGGCTTTGCTTGCTCCGCTGCCAGCGTGGTGTTCATGGCCGGCGATGAACGCATCATGTCTGCATCGTCCCTGCTCATGATTCACAACGCTTGGATGTGGGCCGCGGGAGATGCAAATGAGCTGCGAAAACAGGCAGATGATCTCGAGAAGATCAATGAGGCTTCAAACAACGCCTATCTGGAGCACATCAACATCAGTAAGGAACAGCTGCAGGAGATGCTGGACAAAGAAACTTGGCTGACCGCTCAAGAGGCTTTGGATATGGGCTTCTGCACGACGGTTGTCAATGACCGCAAGAAGGCGGCCAATCAGAGTGCCAGGATGAAGATTGTGCAGCTCATCCTGGAGCGCCGAGATGGCGTCAAGGAACCTCGGGCAGCACTAAGTGAAGATATGCTGAAAGCGTTAGAGGACCGCCTGATGCAGCGGATCGCACAGCAGCAACAAGATAACCCGGCTTCGGATGAACCGAAGCAAGGAGACCCTGAGCCAGACGGCAAGGGTCTTTTCAATTTCCTGGAGGCGTTAGCCTCAAAACTAAGCGAAGGAGATGAAGAGAATTGAAAAACCTTGATTTGCTTAAACAGCAGAAGGCCGATTTCGCGGCCAAAATGAAGGAAGCCATTCAAAACAACGATGAGCAGGTTTTTGCAGAGGCGTTTGTTGAATTCGCAAACGCCGTGCAGGAGGCTGTAATCGCCGAGGCTAGGGGCCTGGTGCAGTCCGTTGACAACACTGTCCTTGCTGGCCGCGGTGTTCGCGTCCTGACCAGCCAGGAAAGGGAGTATTACCAGCGGATCATCGACGCGATGAAGAGCAACAACCCGAAGCAGGCTCTTACCGGCTTCAATGACGTGTTACCTGAAACCGTCATCGACGCCATCTTCGAGGACATCACCGAAGAACATCCGCTGCTGTCGGTGATTAACTTCCAGAACACCGCAGCGCTGATCAAGTACCTCTACAGCACCATGGATGGACGTCATCTTGCCTGGTGGGGCAAGCTTTGCAGTGATATCGAGAAGGAGCTGAACGCAGAGTTCAAGCTGCTCAACTTGGAACAGACCAAGCTTTCGGCATACGTGCCGGTCTGCAAGGCGATGCTCGACCTCGGCCCTGTCTGGTTGGATCGCTATGTACGCACCATTCTTGGTGAGGCCATTGCCAACGGCCTTGAGGACGGCATCATCAACGGGCGAGGTATTGCCGAGCAGGGTGACATCTTCGAGCCTATCGGCATGATTCGCGACCTGAGCCAGTTCGACCCGGCTAACGGGTACGCTGTCAAGGTGCCTGTGCCGATTGCGGATCTTCTGCCGGAGACCTATTTGCCCCTCATAGCCGACCTGTCCATTGGTCGGAATGGTCTGAACCGTAGGATTACTGAGGTCTTGCTGGTGGTCAACCCGCAGGACTACCTGCGTAAGATCGTGCCTGCTACTATTTACAGGCAGCCCGATGGCCGCTATGTGCTCGACATCTTCCCCTTCCCGACCCGTGTTGTGCAGAGCGCATACATGGATGAGGGCACAGCCGTTCTCGGACTGGCCAAGCGGTACTTGATGGCGATGGGTATCGGCGATAAGGGTGGCCGTATCGAGTACAGCGATGAGTATCACTTCCTCGAAGACGAGCGCGTCTACCTGACCAAGTTCTACGGTACTGGCCGACCGCTGGACAACAATAGCTTCATCCTGCTCGACATCGAGAACGTGAAGCCTATCGTACCCGCCATCCGCGTGGTCTCCTGGCCAGATGCAACGCTGAGCGGCCTCAAGGTAGCAAACGGCAGCATCGATATCAGCCCGGCCTTTGACAAAAACATTCACTACTATACTGCTGAGACTGGTAATGTGGCCGACCCGGTTACCGCTACTGCAACGGACCCGAACGCTGTGATTGAGGCGACCCTCAACGGCAACCCGACCGATCTTAGCAGCACGCAGGCTTGGGAGGAAGGTCAGAACGTTATAATCATTACTGTGACCAACGGCAATGTGGTGGAGATGTACGTTCTGGTCGTAACCTACGAGCCCGAGGGATAAGGTGAGTGAGGATGAAGGTAAGAGTCCTGAAGCCTTTCCGAGACATTCATACAGGTGAGCGCTACAGGAGGGGCCAGATAATCGAGATCACCAAGAAAAGGTTAGCCGAAATCAAGAAGAACTTGGGGGACGGTTTTGCCGAGGCCGTCCCCAAACCCTCTGGCGAGGAACCCGAGCAGAAAGCGGGTGGTTAAATGCTGTTAGACCTGGTTAAGGACCATCTCAAAATCACCTGGGAGGATGAGGACTTCCAGCTGATTAACATCATAGAAAGAGCGAAGGCCAGTCTGAACAAGCTGGTGGATGCAGAGCTTGATTATGAAGAACCAGGCCCTGCTCAAGACTTGCTTATCAACCGCTGTCGCTACGACTACAGCAACGCGCTAGAGTACTTCGAGCAGAACTTCGCCCGAGAAATTCTCCGCCTTCAGCTGCAGGTGGCCGCAGAAGAGGTGAGCACCGATGGAAGTGCTTAGGAAGCAGGCGTACCGCGATAAGATGCGGGAGCTGGGCAAGACTCTGCGGCACCGGATAATGATCCAAAAGCGGAGTGTGACGAGAGACCCATGGGGCAATCAGGTCGAAGAGTGGCAAGACTGGCAGACGGTCTGGGCCAACTTACAGACGCTGTGGGGTGAGCGGTATTACGCTGCCAAAGCAGTTGGTGAAGAGAACACCGTCATCTTCGAACTTCGGCGGGCGCCCTTTCTAGACGAGCTGATCCAAAACGTCGCTGACTACCGCCTGGAGTCCATCACGCACCATCGCGGTACCGTCTACACCATTCTGCGTGTTGACCAGCTACCGGGCGGGACGTGGGTGAAATTGACCTGTGAGGAGAGTAAACCGCATGGCTGATGTGGTCAAAGTAGATGATTTGGCCGGCGAGATAGTCCTTGCTGTGAAAACCTACACGGAAGAGGTAGGGGCAGCTATCGAAGAAGCGGTGAAGGAGACCGCACGGGCTCTGGCCGCTGACCTTCGGGAGACATCACCCAAGAAAACAGGTGAGTATGCCAAGGGCTGGACAGCTAGAAAGGAGGGTCCAGGGAGATATGTAGTCTACAATAAGAAAAAGCCCCAGCTCACCCACCTCCTGGAACACGGCCATGCCAAACGCGGAGGTGGGAGGGTGGAAGGTAGGCCCCACATCAAGCCTGCTAAGGAACGTCACATTCCGCAGCTGGAGAGGAAAATCATGCAGATTCTTGAGAGGGGTGGTTAGCCGTGACCTACTTGGATATCATGGCAGGCATGAAAAGTATAGGGCTACCCTGCAGCTATCACAAGTGGTCTCAAGCGCCGTCCCTGCCGTACATGCTGATTACGCATACGGAAAACGATGATTTGATGGCGGATAATCACAACTACTTCGACATAGGTAACTACCGCCTAGAGCTTTACACGGCTGTGAAGCACCCACCAACAGAGCAGTTGGTGGAAGATTGGCTCAAAGCCCAGCGAATTCCCTACAGGAAGTCCTCGCCGGGTTTTATTGATTCTGAGAGCATGTTCCTTACTGCGTACGACATTCGATTGATAGGAGGTTAACAAAATGGCGAACAAAGTGAAATTTGGTCTTGAGAAGGTCCATATTGCTTTTGTTACTCAAAACGGGTGGGAGACGCCGCCTAGGCACATTCCGGGGGCAGTGAACCTCACTATGAACCCGGAGGGCAGTGAGAATACCTTCTATGCTGACAACACCAAGTATTGGGTGGAGACCTCCAACAACGGCTACAGCGGGACGCTGGAGATGGCCCTGGTACCGGACGATGTTCTTGCAGAAATGCTTGGCTGGGAAATTGATGACAATGGTATGCTGGTTGAGGTTGCTGACGGACAGCCGAAGGAGTTTGCGCTGCTTGGACAAGTCCAGGGAGATACGCGCAACCGGAGGTTCGTGTACTACCGCTGCGTGGCTTCCAGGCCAGCTGACAACGCTGCAACCAAGACTGAGTCTGTAACTCCCAATACCGACACTCTCAATATTACCGTGTTGCCGATAGAGCATAACAACAAGAAGATTGTGAAGTCAGTGCTGGAGCGCGACGGAACCAACGCCGCCATTTTCGATGATTGGTTTAATGAGGTGACGCTACCGGGCGCTTAATAAGGAGGGTAAACCATGCGTACTGTTACCATCGGAGATAAGCAGATCGCTCTGAGGGCCAATCCTTTGGCCCTCTTTTACTATCGCCAGGCTTTTGGCCAAGACATGATGGCGGCTGTGATGGAGCTGCAGAGTAAGATGCAACTAGTGGGCCAGGGAGATTTTTCTGGTATGGATATGGTCGGCATTTTCCAGCTGACCTACGCCATGCACAAGGCCGCCGAGCCGAATAAGGTCCAGATGAGCTTTGAGGAATGGTTGGACCAGTTCGATGGTTTGGGCTTGGGCGAAGAGGAAAACTGGATAGTTGATGTCGTGCAGGAGGCCATCGACGGCCTTTTTCGTACCGGAAAACCTGCTCCCGAAAAGAGAGGGGCCAAGAAGTAGCAGTGGCCCCTCTGGGCCCCTTGACCTTTTGATGATGGTCAACGCAAAGAGGATGGGACTAAGTTTCGAGGAACTAAGCGTCTTTCGAGTTCGTGACTTCCTTGAGTTCACAAACCTGTATTTTGGCCAAAGCGCGCAAGATGATGTGCGAGATGCTACTCAAGAAGACATCGACAAGTTGTTAGGTTAGGGGGTGCCGAAATGTGAGAGAAGTCAGGTGCCCTCTCTGTAATTGGCTGCTGTTTGTCGCCCGTGGAGAGGGTGAAGTGGAGATCAAGTGCACTAGGTGCAAGAAAATCGTGAAGGTGAAAATCAAAGGACAGAGTGAGCCGCACCGTTAGAGTAGCGAGCCAGGCCTGCCTTTCCCCATAAAGGTAGGTGAGAGTGTGGCTAGGATCAAGGGGATCACTGTCCAGATCGGGGCTGATACCAAGGGCCTCGAGGCTGCTCTAAAGGATGTCAACCAAAGTGCAAGCAAGCTACGAAGCGAACTTCGCGAAGTTGAGCGCCTGCTCAAGTTCAACCCGCGGGATACGGAACTTCTGGCACAGAAACAGAAGCTCCTGACAGATCAGGTTGAAAACACCAGGGCTAAACTCCAGCAGCTCCGGGACGTACAAGAGCAGGTCAATGAGCAATTCAAGAAGGGCGAGATTGGGGAAGAACAGTACCGCGCCTTCCAGCGAGAACTCATCAAAACCGAGAGTCAGTTGAAGGAATACGAAAAGGCGCTCAAAGAGGTCAATCTGCAAAACCACGAGTTCAATCAGAAGATGCAGGAAATGGGGGACAAGCTGAAAAAGGCCGGAGAGAGCATGGTGGCTACCGGCAAGACGCTCTCCACGCACCTCACTGTCCCCCTCACTGCCCTGGGCACTCTGGCTGCCAAGAGCGCCATTGATTTTGAGTCAGCGTTCGCTGGGGTAGCATAACCTGCCCTCCTCGTCAGAAATGATGGGGTTACAGACCGGGCAAAAACGGTGAAAGCTAAACCATTAATTGGCATGC